GAGCATTCCCAGGGCCGATCCTGCATAACTAGAAAGTAGCAGGAGGTTTAAGGCCTCTTCATCGGGGTCAACTACCTTCAATCTACGCCGGTTAACCATATCTCTTCTTCCCTTTACCTTCATCGGTCTCTTGTGCTCCGCTACATACGTCGGGTTTCCATATGGGTAACTCCACCCCTTCCAAGTTTGGGAGGTGGCCAGACTTTCCCAACCTTCCACAGCAAGAAAGCAGCCATAAAGATGTGGAAGGACTTTGTTATTGCACTGTTCAGATAAGGATTCCATTGAAGTTGATAGACCTGCCAACATCGTAGGGACATCCTGATATTGCTCCGAAGAGATGATATTTGAACTTGCTGCTTTTTTAACAGAAAGATTCAGATGCTGGGGACAATGCAGGTCCTTCCCATAGATTGACAGGTGCTCGCTAGTCAATGTCTCTGTCACTTTCAGACGAAGTCCACTCGCCCCCAAAGTTTTTTCTAGTTTCGTATCTATCTCCTCACTCACGTCCTTGATTCTTTTGTACTCTTGTCTCTTTATGATTCCCTTTTCATCCTGGAGCACAGGTATGGAGATAGTGAGGATGACATTGTCACCCTGACCCATTATGCTATGCGTCAGTTCCAACTCACCCAGCACTCTTGAGATTCTCATGAGTAAGCAGATTGTCCAGACATACTGGCACAGTCCCTCTATTCCACCCTTTAAACCTACGAATATCCCATCAGCCCAGGTATGTGGCTTTTTGACACCCATATCCTGCAATTCTTTAATTCTCCTGGTGAATGTCTCCAAATCTACCGGCACATCATTCGCACCATCAACAATCCAGCTTTTCTCAAACACTTCATGAACCCGACGATAGAGGTTACCTGTTCCCAGCAACTCATCAAGAGACTCATAAACTGCTTGAGACTGCAGTTGCCTTTGACTAGAGCAGAACTTATCTATGTCTAGGGTCTTTTTGATACGGACCACTCCGCGACCTCTACTGCTTGACCTGGACTGCGTGAATTTACGTCTACTAAGATCCAGGTGATTGTCCGTCATTGTTATTTCGGGAAATAGCTTGTTGGTCTTTTTGGCAATCGATTCCCTCAGAACCTGTAGAAGACGCGTGCGGAATGTCATCAGACCAAAACCTCTTCCTTCCAACTTCAGCTCCATCTCCTTGACCTTTATCGCTATAATCAATTGGTCTGACGAATCATAAATCTCATCACACTTGGAGATTATGTCTTCAACACTGGAGTCATTCTCTTTGAGGTACTTCAGAAGAAGCCTGGATTCTTCAGCACCAAATCCCCCTTGTCCCTCACTCTCGATCCATCGACTTCTTGGCGCAGTAATTGCCTTATCAGAGAGGAAAGAAGACAACGTGTCCCGGAGAGGCCATTCTAT